AAAACCAAAGGGAGCCATATCCTGTTCTATTTGGTTCTGTTGGTCTTTATACATCTGGTGTCTTATATCACTGTCTGTAAGTTCTTTAAAATAAGTCTGGTCACTTGCCCACGCAAATAATACACAACACATTACCAAGTCATCATTACAACCTTCTTCTGCTTGAAAAGAACTACCATGTACTATAAATGTAGATAACTCATTGATGATATCAAAGTCTTCTATGATTATCTTATCACTCTCTACTATTTTTTTCAGATTAGAACAACCCACTGTCTTAACAGCCTTTGTTGTTCGTACTCCCAATTGTGCTTTACCACCTGAGAAACCACCACCCATCACTTGACCAGCACGACCACGCATAGATGCCATGATTAGATTATCGTACTCTAAATCAAACTGTAGATTGTTTGCAACCTGTTCACCTATATCATTTACCTCTATCAATACAAATGCTTGATTGTATGCTCTTGCAACTTGATGTATTATCTGTGGAAAGAGTAAAGGTTTAATCTCGTTGTCTTTGAAAGTCACAACTACCTTATATGGTATCTCGGTTATATCAAACACCACAAATGCAGAGTTATCATTTTGTGTTCCCCTTGCAACGTCAGCTGTCAACATATAGGTTCTATCTTTCTCTGGTTTTTTATGAACCGTTATTCCAGCATTCTTTTGTAAATGTTGTTTGTATGCAAGAACTCTGAGTTTAGATGGTGCGATTAATGTATTAACAGAACCTAAGAACTCACATTCAAATTCTGTTTGAAACTGTTGTTCACTTGTGTTTGCAATTGTTTCTTTCTTCCATTTGTCATCACGGCCTGGAACTTCACTCCAGTGAACTTCGATAGGTATATAACTATTTCTTTTTTCTTCTGCGTCTGTCCATATCTTATAAAACATATTCATACCATGTGGTGTTGAAACGATAATCACCTTTGTAGATTTACCAGATGAGATTGTAGGATACACCGAACTAAAAAACTGTTCTGCAACATTGGAGGGAACATATGCAAACTCGTCCAAGAATATAATGTTGTATGAACCACCTCTCACTGCACTTGCAGATGTTGATGATGCAAGTATCTTTGAACCATTCTCTAATTCTAACGAACCTTTGTTCCAAGACATTACTCCTTGTTGTAACCATTTTGGTAAATGTTCGTATGCAAGTTGTAGTCTTCCTAACAAATCTCTTGCAGTTGCAGCCTTGTTCGCAAGTATAGCTATATTAACACTTGGATTAAATAGTGCGTAATGTAGGAGGTAGGAAATCATCACAGTAGACTTACCAGACTGACGAGGTAACTTACAGATAGTAAAACGATTTTTGTGAAATGTACCAACCATCTCTTTTTGAAATGGGTACATCTTAAATTGTATTAGACCTTCGTCTAGTGAAACAATCTTTACATAGTTCTCAATAAAATACTGAGGACTATCCATACATTTTTTGTATTCAAGAAGTTCTTCTTTCGTCCACTCTTGTTGGACATTTGCTTTCTTTAAATTAGGATTACCCAGATATACACTATCAGTCATTTTTCTTACCCTGTAACATCTTCTGTAACTCGGCAGTCGAACCAACATACAACGCATTCGTTACACTCTTTGGTGCGTTGTTTGGAACTTCCTTTAGTTTCTTCATCTTCTCTTGTAGGTCACCAAGTTTTTCTGTAACTTCTGCGACTTGTTTGATTAGATTACCAGCTACTTCATATGTTCTAGGGTGTTCACTTTCTCTTGCGATTTCTAATATACCTTCAATCGCATCTGTACCTTTCTCTACTAGATTGTAGAAGTTTTCTCTCTGGTACTTGTAATCATTCTCTAGGTCTTCGTTATTTTCTTTAGGTCTTGGTATAACTTTCTTTTGCACAGGTTCGGACTTTGCAAGTTCTACTGCACCTAATGCTTCATCTATTATGTCTTTTGTTTTACTCATTTGTTATATTAAGCACCCTGACTAAATTTAGCAGGAACATCTGCAAATGCCATATAAATGTATGGGTCATAAGATGGGTGGTTATGTTGTGCATTAGAAGTTGTAACTTGAAAACCTGTCGATAAAAAGTCTACATCATATGCTTCCTGTGTATTATTTGCATTTGTATTATTAGCAAATACTAAGGTGTTACGAGGATTATAAGTATTTCTTACACTGTCTAATATACCCCAACCATCACCAGTTTGCATCATTTTAATCATAACAAATTTAGGTCTAAACCCACAATGTATAAAAGGCCCTTTTACATCAGCATTTCCTAATGTCCAACCACCAAAGGAAGAAAACCCTTCTACTCCTGCCCAACAATATGCAACATACTTTTCTGTGCTTGCATTTACTTTATGGTCAGTTCCTACTGAAAATACACTAGTGGTGGGTGTGGTATCATTCCAATAAGTATTATCAGACTTACCAGCACCACTATTTAATGTTGCATAATGAGTGTTACCATTAAAAATATGATATACGGCCCAATCGTCTGCTTGGTCACGATTTTTAACTACTATCCATTCTGGGGCTTTCCCTAAACCATGTCCTATTGTAGCAGCAGTTCCAGTGCCTGTATAAGTAACAATTGAGAACCCAGAATTAGTATTTGCTTGTACGGTAGATGAAATTGTACCAGTTGTGTTTGTAGAAGTAGTGCCTCCATTTGCTTTCCAAGCCCAAGTAACATATGTCCTTGTATTATCATTTGGGCCACTACCACTAGTTCCTAAAGTAAAACCATCATTATCAAATGATGCTATAATGGGATTAGTATTTCCTGCTGTTTGGTCATCTTGTTCAGCACTATTTGCACTAGAAGTTAAATAATTTGGTGTAGGTGTTCCTCTATCATTTAATCTCTGAGAATCAAACAAGAAATGTAATTGTGAACTACTAGCCATCTTACACCATAAAAGGTCAGGCTTAAATCCTAAACCAGTTATTGATTGTCCTGTACCATTACCAGTGTATTGAAGTACATTAAAATTTTTAGCAGGATAATTGTCATCTGTTTCGGCTGGGTCTATTTCTTCAGCTGTAGGCATATTAGCAGAACAAACTGCAAGAAATCCAGACGGCGGCGTGTAATAAAAATCTCCGAAGCCATTACCATCAGATGCGTTTGCTGAACCTGTAGATTTTTCACCAGCAAAACTAGAGTCTTGGCCTGAATTAATTGTGACTGCTCCATTAGCACCACTATTGTAATCAGTGAATGCCATATAATAACCAAAATTCGTATTTATCCCTGTATGAGCCGCATTAGTTCCAGTTGCTGGATTACCACTATTTTGAAATGTTCCATCTTTAGACCAATATATTTTTCCATTGTCCATATCTAACGCACAACCTATAATAGTACCTGTTGAATAACTAGAACCATATGATGTAGAAGTACTGTTATTACCTCTTGTATTACCATTATGACCATAATACAAATAATGATTATCGCCACTTTGTATATGGGAACTATACTTTTCAGAACCTACTTGTTCTAAACCCATTGTGTTATAATTAGCACTTTGATTTTGATAAAACTCAACATACCATTTACCAGTTCTAGGAGCCATATTAGATAATATCACTGGATATCCAGTTGTTGTTTGTACATAAGTGTTACCTTGTTTAAAAGTAATACCTGTGTTTTCATACTTCTTATTAGCATTCCAAGTCATAAAGTTTGCATTACCTGCCATCTTTAACTCCTATCCTGTTCCGTTAGTAGGCGTATCAATTGTCTGATGGTCTGCACTAAAATTTGCAGATGTCCAATCGTTATTATTTCCTGAACTGTCATTGCCTAAATCTGATGAGTCTTGAAACTTCAAATGAAAGCCTTCATTGCCGAAAGTTGTACCAGATGGGTCAATAGGCTTCCAAACACCATTCTTAGATTCACCAAATTGAGTTGGTGCGTATGATTGACCATCTGCATAAATAAATTCTGCCATGTATCCATCAAAACCGTAATAAGCATTAGAATTAGAACCAATATTATGAACATCAGTTGCAGTATGAAAATTATCAAGGTTACCATTTAATGCGTTTGTTGAAACTCTTTCTTTTAAGTCACCATTTACATAGTATCTTAACTTATCAGCTGCAGTTGACTCTCCTGTATTAACTCTTACAACTAAGTGATACCAGCCTGTGGTATCCCTCCATTGACCTTCTATTCTATCATCTCCACCAGTTGTACCACCAGTAGAACCTTTTAAACCATACCATTTAATTCTATCTCTGTTATCTAAGCCACCAGAAGTTCCACCACCAGACTCAAACTGAAATGCAGCTCCACCACCTTCAGTACCACTTCCTTTAGCTATAATTGTTTGAGCGCTTGTATTTCCACCGTTCTCATAAGTTTCACTTCTTTTAACCCAAACAGACATTGTGAATGTAGTTTGACTAGTAACTGTTCCAAAAGTTCTGTATAACCTAGTTGCTGTGTTAGTACCACCACCTTCAGCATCAAATCTAGCAGAATTTTCTATCTGGTAATCGTAAAAACCACCACCACCTGAACTTGCGAACCATTGATTTCCATAACTAGACATTCTTACTCCTACGCAAACGCAAGTTGTGGAGCCCCTAGTGCAATTCTATTTGCAGCCACCACCA